AAATTGGAATGGCACCTGCAGATCTGAACAGATCAGATAGCGTGCATTAAATGACCGGTCTCGCTTAATCTTCATCCTCTTCAAAATCATCAAGTGGATTTTTTATAGGATCCTTTGTGTCAACAATCCAATCCGGATAACTTGACCTATCCATTGCAAAAGCTAGAGCTGTACCTTCATCCATGCCAGCTTTACGGCAAGCCATATAAACCTCATTAGCTGCAATTGCCCAAAAATCTAACTTGGTAAGTACAGCCTCTTTAGTAGTCCTACGCCTTTTTTGTACAGGCTTTTTGCGTTTGCGTGTAGTTGCCATGGCTTAAGTGTAAATCACAAAATGCCGGATATTGCTCGGTGCACGCCCTCTTCCAAAGTAATTTTTGGTGTGTAGTAATCACTCATCATTGTCGGATTGCCTACCCGGTAAGCTACGCCTGCAGGCTTGTCGGACAAAATATTGAATTTAGGCATCTTGTCTATACCTAAAGTCTTCAAAGCCATTTGAGCTAATTCAAGGAAAGTAGTAGCTCTACCTGTACAAAGATTGACTGTTTGATTGCAATTATTTTGCACCATTGTGATGACTGCATCTACAACATCATCAATGTGTATAAAGTCCCTGGTAGTAGTTGCACGCCCCCATATATCAAATGGATTTGAGCCAAGTATTGCTCTTTGTATAATTGATGGAAATGGGTAAGTCATATCTTGATCAGTGCCATAGCCACTAAAAGGTCTTAACACTAAGACTTGAGTGCCAGCATCTCGCAGGTAACTCATTAATGTCTCACCTGTTAATTTAGCCCAACCATAACTCATATCAGGTGCACCAATTTTTTTAAAGTTTAAGTCTTTTTCTTTCAGCTTATGTTTTTTAGATAAAGTCTGTAGCTCTATAGGGTAAGCAGCCGAAGAGCTGAAATAAACTACATAGGGTTGCTCTGTAACCATGCACCAATTGGCAAACTCAGCATCAATGGCAAGATCTACGGCCAAGCTCAAAGGTGCATTTTCTATCTGTTGCCTGCCACCTACAATAGCTGCAAGATGTATAACTAAATCATATTGTTTTTTTTCTAGTTTGAAAAAATCTCTACAGTCTGTACCATTTTTTAAATCTACCAAAGTCAATTCCGCATAAGGTAGGGCACGCCTAAAAGCTCTACCTACAAAGCCATGTGAGCCGGTAATTAAGACTTTCATTTTAGTTTATTAACAAGATCCGCATATTCTTGAGATCTTAAATATTTTTGTAAAGTGAGCAGATCCTCTTCATACCATTTAGGCTGATTAACTCTTATATAGCCTTGATCCATCTCAGCCTTACCGGCTGCAGGGTGTAGATGTTCAATGATTACATCTGGTAGATAAACTAAACAATCTAAATCAATGCCTAATTGCTTTACAAAGTTATCAAAGTATAAATGCTTGCAACCTGGGAAGGTCATACCTCTCAGCTCTTCAACAATATCCCTGGTCATTGCATAAGCTGTAGGCAGGTTTTGACCCTGCAGCAAGTCATCACCATAGGCAATGCCTGTTTTACCCATTAACGCTTTTGTAAAAGCTTTGTCCCAATCAGCCGATCTAGGCAGGTGATCATCACCCATGAAGATGTACAAATCGTAAAAAGGATAATTAACAAAATCAAGTAAAAGCTCTGCAGCACTATTAAGAGCGTGTGCACAGCCACCTGTTTTATTTTCTGCAGGTATGCAAACATAAGAGTCATTTTTGGCATACTCATTCCATTTAGGATCATCATTATCTATGACAGCATAAAGATCTGCAGCTGTATTTGTACCAACAAAAGATGCAGCCAATCTTGCCATGTTTTCAGGTCTGCCCCTAGTTGGCACTACAACACAGCTCTTCATAGGAGAAGGGTATGCAGGTCAGTTTTTAGTTATGAGGATTTCATAGAGCGTGTCTAGCTTATTTTCAATCCTAGCAATTCGACCCTCAAGATTATGCTGACCATTATTGTCAGGCTTAAGCTCTGATAGGTAATGCTTAACAAGCCATCTTATAGATGCAATAAAAGAGCCAAGAATTGTTATCAATGCTACTGTCAAAGCCGCCATGTCATTGGGACTCATTCGCTGTTGCGGCCAAAGGCCTTATCTTGACCATCAAAGTATCTGATCAAAGGTGCTACAAGTGCACCTGCCAAGATAGATAACTCCGGGCGCACATCTGCTATCAAAGCCAAAGCTGTGGTGACAGTGGCAGCGGCTACGCTACGTGCATAAGATTTTACAATTGCTTTTTGTTTTGCACTTATCTTCATCATAATCCTAACTGTTTAATTTTTTGTTTGACTTGCTCTTTGTCCATCTTAATCTCAAAGTGCATCTCATCTTTGCGCTTTTTGTAATGACCGCCCCAGGCCAATCCATATTTAGTTATTAGTAATGTATTTGACTTGCCTAGTGGATGTTTTAAAGCATTGAGATCTACCGCTGTACCTGAGCTGTGATTACTTAAAACTTTGTCAGATCCTCTGGTCATTCTAAAGGCATAACCCCAGTCATCTAATCGACCTTGATCTATAGGCTCTACAAGCTCATGAAATTCTTTACAGAAAGCAACAAGTATTGGTGCTACAGCTTGAGCACAAGCAATCTTTAATTTAGTGCCAGGAATAACAAAAGATTGTATGCCTATGGTTTGTCTATCTTCACTTGCCGGCCAGCCGTTTGGGCTTGTTAGCTCTCTAATACTGGCCATCATAAGTTATTACACAATCCCTCAAGATTGTGCTGAGGGTTTGCCTAGTGTAAGTCCTTCCGGAATTGGTTTGGTATATTCCCACTTGGCAATATAAGCACCGACGCCATCTATATCATCTTGTAATTTAATTTCCTTACTAAATGCAGCAAAATTATTTTCTGCCAATTCAGGATAAACTTCAACAATTTTTTCCCATAGTTCCATATTATGCTCCTAAGTAAGAAACTTGCCAATAACTTAAATTGTCAAGATTTAATGTAGTTCCAGAATTTTGATATGCGTATAATTGTAAATAATCGGCTGCCGCCAAACTCACAACAAAAGAAAACGGCTGTAAGTTATCGTTTGTAGTTGTTGTTGGTGGCTGGAAGAATATGTAATTTATGTCTGTTCCATTTTTGTATAATGTGGCTGCTCTGTTTCCAGCGGCTGAACCACTTGTAAATCTAAGTCCACCGCTAAGTAAATATTTACCACCCTTGCCTGATGGAATGGTTATGCGAGAATTGTTTGTTGAATTATCATGAAATGCGTCAGTATCAAAATTTTCCACATCCCAGCTAACTAAAGTAAATGTTCCGCTACTCAGGCTTTGTTGCGCTGTTTTTTGTACGCTTACACCAACATAAGTTGAACCACCAGCAGGTGCAGCCCATTTTAGACCTGTTGGTGAAACAGTAGAATCGGCTGTCAAAACTGTGCCGTTGGCACCTACAGTTAAATTATCAAATGTTGCAGCACCAGTACCCACTATTAAATCCGCTTTAGCTGCAATTTCAGTTGCCATGCTGTTTGTTATAGTGACTGTGCCAGATGTACCGCCACCACTAATACCTGTGCCGGCTGTTACGCCTTCAATATCTCCAGAGGCCGGTGTTGCAAACTGGAAAAAAATAGCCGCAGTTGTACTTGTAAATCGCAAAACTCCACCTTGATTAGTTGCTAAAACTAGTGATCCTGAAGTCGCTACTGTTGCTGTACCTGCTGTAATTGTGCATGTACCTGCTCCAAGATTGATAATTGTTACAATATCGCCAGCTGCAAACAATCCTGTATTAACAGTAATTGTAGTCGGACTTGCATTGCTCATTGTTATTGCATCTCCGGCATCTGCAGCTACTAATACATAACTTGCAGTTTTCGCTTGAGCGGATCCACCTAACATGGCTGTTTGTTGCAGGGCGGTGAGTTGTGAGGCTAATAAAACTTGGCCGGTTGTAAATGTCTGTTTTGCCATGTGTCTCCTAGTAACTCAAACTGTCTTCATCTAATAAACCATCAACGGCTGAGTCTAGCAAAAAACCTACAGAAAAAGGCTGAGCACATGAGAATGTGACTAAAAAAGAATTAGGGGTGATTTGATACTGGACACCGGCAATAACGCTATCACTTACTACATTGCCTGCAGGTAAGGTTTGAGTGACCTCAATAGGATTGAAAATATCAAGCTCTAAAGCTGCAGTAACTCTTGCCGGATCCTCTTGGCTGTAGGCATCAATGGTTAATGAGTTAAGTTGTATATCAACACCCTGCTCTTTTCTTGAAGCAATAATCATTTGAGCCTGTTGTAAGGCATCTGCCTCAGTCTGCATAATTCCAGACCTAACCCTAGAATGTTGGAAATAATCATCAATGCTTGTGGTATCACTTGCGGTCTGACCGCTTAACCCGGCAGGTGTGACTGTAACTTTGTTGATCATCTGATAATCAGAGATGTCAAACTCAACCTTTTGATAGGTAATATCTCCCGACAAAGCCACATCTGAGAATTTAGTTAAGCTGCCACCTGAGTCTGTAATAATGTCTGTCCTTGACATAAACTTAACAAAGCCTCTTTGATCCACATATAAAGCTCCTGCCTCAGTCTGCTCTAATTCTTGCAGAGCTGCTAACAAAGATCTTGAGTTGCCATTGTCTGCCTGGACAGTTGTAGTAGCTGTTGTAGAAATTTGTCTCATAAAAGGTGGCCATTCTCCGGCATCCAAAAGGCTAGTCACTCTTTGAGCTGTAGTTTGCCCGGCACTACCACCGCCGACTGAGGTAATTGTGGTAAGGTTCAAAAGCTGAAAACCATCAACACAATTTAAAGTGACATAAGCCGGATCAAAACCTGTTGGACTTTGATAATTCCATTCTTGCACATAAAAGGATCCTAGGTTGTAATTGATACTGTTGAAGGTGGCAGTCATGCGTATTTTACGCATTGGTTTTATTTTGCCATATAAAGGTGATGAGGTATTAGCCGGATTAAATGTGCCTGTTTGATCTACAAAAACAATCTTGGCACTGCCACCAATAAATGAGTCAGAGGATCTATTGAAGGCACGCCTTATGTAACATTGGGTTACAAAACTTGTAATATCTACAACATCCGCTGCACTTGTACCAAGTATTGCTGAGTCCAAAGGCGTGGCTGGATCATCCAGTACAAGAGCTGGGTCAAAACTCGCTCCATTGCTAAAATCAATCTCAGCTTTAAATATCGCCGCTGGCATTATCTACCTAAATTACTTAATTGAGTTACAGCTCCAGTGCGGTTTAGGTTGTACAAAACATCTTGAATTACAGATTGTAATTGACCCTCTGAAATAACAGAGCCGGCAACATTGACAGTAACCTTTGTGCCCATGCTACCCATCCGGTCTAGTGGGATTACAGCCTCAGCTCCGGCCTCACCAATCAAAGCTCTGGTAGGTTTTGTAACAATGCCACCATCTGCCATAGCACGCTCACCTGCTCTATAAGCTGCGAACTCAGCCATGCCGCCACCTGTAGGGTAAGAGGTTGCAACAGCTTGTAAAGAACTTGATGAGCTTGCAATTTCACCGGCCTTGTACGCCCTAAATTCTGCCATGCTGGCACCGGTTGGATAAGCGGTTGCAGTTATTACGCTTTTAATATCCTTGGCTAGTCCAAGCATTTTTCTTAATTCTTCGTTAGCCATAAACAAACCTTGTAGATATAGCAAGACTTCGGCATTGGTCATATTCCATTTTTTTGCCAACATCTCAACCTCTGCAGTAGTGATCTGGCCATCCTTAATTACAAGCAAAACATCTGCATATTTTTGAGCTTCATCAACAGCATCTTTTGTGCCATCTCTAAGCTTTTGCAAGATCTTTACACGCAGCTCATCTTCGGCACTTAGTTTGCGACTCAAGGCAGCTTGTAGGTTAATCCTGTCCATATCAAACATAGACTCAAGCTCTGCCTTTTTCTTGTCTAATGCGGCTTGAGCAGCTTTTTCTTTTGTCAGTTTCTTTTGTTTATCTAAAGCGGCAGCGGCAAACTTGTCAAACTTGGCTTGCAATGCGGCTAATTTTTCGGCAGCGGCTTTTTGTTCTTCGGTTTGAACTACAGCTTTTTCTGCGTTATCAGCAATTTTTTTGCCTTCCTCAGCCAAAAGTCCTAGACCAGAAATCAAGCCCGGCAATACTGGAATATTTTGAAAATTAAAAATGTTTCTTAAAATTGGGTTACTATCTATTTTTTTGGCAAGGCCACCCAAAGCATCTTGTATTTTGTTTATACTGTCAGCTAATGCAATAACAATATAGCCGCCATTTAATCCTAATTGTTCAAGTTTTGCACCAAAGACATCTGTCGCATTACTACTACCAATAATAATTTCTGCAGCTGTAATAAAACCTTGACCTAAGTTCTCTTGAGCTTCCCCTGCACTTATCTTTAGGTCATCTATTTTTGACCCAAAAGTGTCAGTGGCTCTCGCTGCAGCACCGCCAAACTTAAGAGTTAAATA